TGTAACAACATACAAACATCCTGACAGACCTGACATAGAGTTAACGATTGAAGGAGAGGGTAACAGAATACAACTAGACTTTGATACTGACCAAGGCATGAAAGGTGGATATGAGTTTAAAAAAGGAGATATTATTGATGATATGGAAAGCCCTATGAGAGGTAAAAGAGGGCCTAATGAATTTAATCAAGGTGAAGTAAAATATAGAACAGCTGGTGATGGATACACAAAAGATTTTGAAGAAGGCATAGATACAGGAACAGAAAATCTTGATGAGTTTGCAGGTATAGGAAAACAAAAAACGAGTAAATCTAAAGTTAACTTAGATGCTTATGATGATTTAGCTGTGCCAGATGAAGATTTAGCTGATGGCGGATTAGCAGGTCTATTAGGAGAATAATGAAAGTAAAACATTACAACGAGATGATGGCATACCTAACTCGTCCAGGATTTAACAGTGGCGGTTCTGTAAATTTTAATGGCGGTGGTTCGGTAAAAAAGAAACCTGTCCTACCTAAAAGAAAACCACCAGAAGAAGTTAAGAAAAGACAAAAGATAAACTATGAAAAAATAAAACAGTATCTTGGTGAAGAGTCCAGAGAGCTTATTGAAAGAGAGCTAGGCTTTAAAAATGGTGGTAAGGTAAAAAAATATGGAGGAAGTCTTACTGATGCATATACTATATTAATAGACCAATGGAATAGAGATCTTTTAAAAGCGTACGAGGCAAAAGATTTATCTACACTTAAAAATAGTTTTACAGATTATGCCGGCAAAGAATTAAATATTTCAAACAAAAAAGTAAACTCTCAAATTTCTGGATTATATAGAAGAAATAAATTAGATGAAAAGTTTTTAGATGTGATACAATTTAGAAAAGAATTAGCCAAAGAATTAATTACAGAGGCTAATCAAGGATTAAAATATACTAATTTAAAAGATGTGGCTTCAAAATTAGGCCCTAATTATCAAAATGCTACATTAAAAACTTTAATAGGCAGAGTCCCTGAAATACCTGAATTAGATACTTATGAAACTAAAGTTAATAAAGCCTTTCAAAAAATATTTGTAGATGCTGATCCAGAAAAAGTTTTAGCTAAAAATTTTTTTGATCCTGCTCAAAAAATACAAGATGTAATAGGAACGGGAATAAAAGGAGCAGAGGGCAGAAAAAAAGACACTATCTATAAAGCATTAAAAAATAATCCTGACTATAAAGATTTAGGTTTTGAAAAAATATTTAACAGACTAAGAAGTAAAGATTTTCAAAAAGTTGTATTAAAGTCTGACGCACCTTGGAACTTGTCTGATGTTTCTTACGCTGTAGATAATAACTTAAATTTAAAAAACCCAAAAAGTATTGATGAAAGAGCAGTTAATTTTGCAATCAGATCCAAAATACAAGGTAATCCTAATATAGAAATTTTTTCTAGAGAAGGAGATAGATTAGTTAAATTAGATAACCCTAAAGCTGCTCAAATAGATAATTATTACGACATAGTTTTTAAAATCAACAGAAAGAGTTATGGTTTAATGGGAGATATTCCCGGTGTTATAAATTTACAAAAAGAAGGCAGACAACTACCAGAGTTTAAAAATTTTTATGCAAAAGCTGCAGCTAAAGATGAACTAGCTCAAAGAACTAAATTTCCAGATGGCACGGATATTATAAATCCAAGAACAGGTAAGCCTTCAACGTTTGAAGACTTAATGAAAGATACTTATTATTTTGCAAGGGGTAAAAAGAAAGGATACGCTATGGCTTTTCCTTATGACTTAGAACACCTTGATATAAAAAACGATCCTTTTGGAAATATAAAGCCAGAAAATTTAAGAATATTACCTAAAAGAATAAATCTTTCTGTTGGGGATAAAACAGGTAAAGCTGAAGATGTAATTAAAAAAACTGGATACTTTTTTGAAAAAGATCTTCCTCTTGATCAACAACTAAACAACTTAATGAATAGAGAAAAGAATTTAGCTCAAAAGGTTTTAAAATTTGATAGAGAGGGAAATTACATAGGAAGGCGTTTAGATACTGCAGTCAAAGCAGCTAAAAAACAAATTCAAACTAGGGGTTTAAGTTTAGTTAAAGCTGTAAATGATTTACCTTCCGGTGTTCAAGGAAAAATATGTAACTCTCTTAAAGCAGGTGGTTTATCGACTACATGTGCAGAAGCTATTAGACAAGATCCAATTAAAACAGCATCAATAGTAGAGCAGGAAACTACAAAACTTCCAACTAATGTTGGAGGCAAAGCTTTGCAAGCAGCTAGGTTTGTTAAGAATGTTGCAGGACCAGCAGCCATAGCTGGTGAAGTAGCTTTTGCTGCACCGTTTGCATTGTATGATTATGCAACGGGGGCTGATAGAGATGAAATAATTAGTAATCTTACATTTGGTCTTGGTGGTAAAAGTCAAGAAGAACAACTTACAGAATTGTATGGTGAAAATTTTGGTCTTGCACAAAAAGCTATAGAAACAGGTGAAAGATTAGATTCTTTAGAAAAATTACAACAAGGAACGAGAGGACAAAGAATTAGGTCAAAGGGTAAATTTGATATTGCTGCAACTAAATTTGAAGAACAAATATCTCCCTTTATAAAAAATGGTCAATTTGATGAAGCGGCTTTTCAAAAAAATAGAAGATTAGAACAAGAGGGAAGAGCTAAATTTTTAGAACAGAAGAGTCAAAGGGCTAAACAAAGAAAAGATACTTTAACAGGATTAGAGTTCGATCTAGGATTTGCAGGCGGGGGTATAGCTAAAGAAGGTGGTGTGGACTCAGGAGTAGCGCCAGAATCAGGACCCACGCCAGATGGTCCTTCAGAGGGCTTGGCTTCTCTGTTAAAAAATGGTATGAAAATAAAGGAGTAATAAATGGCAGAAATAGAAAAAGGACTCCCGGGCGAAACTCGTACGCAGGCTAAAATACCTGGACCCGAGGATATCGAAATCAAAGAGGAAGTCCAACAAGATAAACCACCAGTAGAAGTTATACCTAACGAAGATGGTAGTGCGACTATCGACTTCGAACCAGGATCTATAAATATACCTGGCACAGAAAAACATTTTGATAACTTAGCGATACTTTTACCTGATGATGTATTAGAGCCACTCGGTAACGAGATGAAAACTAATTATCTAGATTATAAAATGTCTAGAAAGGATTGGGAAAAATCTTACACTGAAGGGCTTGACCTATTAGGATTTAAATACGAAAATAGAACGGAACCGTTTCAAGGAGCTTCAGGTGCAACGCACCCAGTGTTGGCAGAAGCTGTTACACAGTTCCAAGCCACAGCATACAAAGAGCTATTACCAGCAGACGGTCCAGTGAGAACACAAATACTTGGAGTCAACTCACCTGCAAAGCAACAGCAAGCAGAGCGTGTGAAAGACTACATGAATTATTTAATTATGGATGAAATGAAAGAATACGAACCAGAGTTCGATTCTATGTTATTCCATTTACCACTTGCAGGATCTACATTTAAAAAAATTTACTATGATGATTTGATTGGTAGAGCGGTATCTAAATTTGTACCAGCAGATGATTTGATTGTGCCGTACACAGCAAACAGTTTAGAAGAAGCAGAATCTATCATTCACGTTATAAAAGTTTCAGAAAATGATTTAAGAAAACAACAAGTTGCAGGTTTCTATGCTGACGTAGATCTTGGCCCACCTGCAATGTCAACGAACGATGAAGTTTCTAAAAAAGAAAAAGAATTAGAAGGCACTAAAAAATCTGGAAAACAACAAACGATGTATACTCTTCTTGAGTGTCATGTTGATCTAGATTTAGATGGCTTCGAAGATATTGGTCCAGATGGTGAGCCATCTGGTATCAAGCTACCATACATCGTGACAGTCGATGAAGGTAGTGGAATAGTTCTTTCTATCAGAAGGAACTATGCGCCCAATGATCCAAAAAAACAAAGAACTCAATACTTTGTCCATTTTAAATTTCTGCCTGGACTAGGGTTCTACGGATTTGGATTAATACACATGATTGGCGGATTGAGTCGAACGGCAACGGTCGCTCTCCGCCAATTATTAGATGCAGGAACTTTGTCAAACCTACCTGCTGGTTTTAAACAAAGAGGGGTGCGAGTTAGAGATGAAGCATCACCAATTCAACCTGGTGAATTTAAAGACGTAGATGCCCCAGGAGGCAGTCTAAGGGATGCTTTCTATCCTCTACCATACAAAGAACCATCAACGACCTTGTTACAATTAATGGGTATTGTGGTTCAAGCAGGTCAGAGATTTGCTGCCATATCAGAATTACAAACTGGCGAAGGCACACAGAACGCAGCTGTAGGTACAACGATTGCTCTTCTTGAAAGAGGATCTAAAGTTATGTCTGCGATACACAAAAGATTATACAACTCGATGAGAGGTGAATTTAAATTACTATCTAAAATTATACAAACTTATCTACCACCAGAA